TATTTAGAAATCCTAAGTTAAATGACAATTGTTACTTTGCATTTCAATCAAACAACATGTTTGGTATAGAAGGACATATAAACTGTGTCAATAGCTTGCAAGAGTTTAAAGAGCAAATGCCGGAACGTGCAGAAGTGTTGTTTGAAGAAGAAGTAGAAGATACTCGTGGTACACGTTACATGCTAGTAGGCAAGTTTAATCCGCTTTAATAAATTGTTTTTCTAACCAATCAAAGTCATTTATAAGTTTAAGTTCGGCGTTTTTAGAAATGCCAAACTCTTTTCCAGCATTGGCTCCACTAATAGCATACTCACCGTACAATCTATCTGCACCAACTGTACACCATATTTCAAGTCGATGTTCAGTTTCATCATCTTTTTGACGATCAATAACTTTAGAACTTAATTTACAGCATTCGCGAAATGCACTTTTCCAAGTGTTAAACGGATCTGTATTAAATGCTGTGATATTACTTATACTTGACATAGCTTTAAACTTGCTACTAATGCTTGTAGTCATGTCAGACTTACTTGTGTCCATATCAATCGTTAGCTTACGTGGAAATAATTTGATGCCACCGTATCCGTATACTAAATTATTAATAGGATTTTGACTACTCCACACATGAACATGATCTAGTTGATGTTCAGGGACTTCATAGTCAAAATTAAATTCATCCATAATGATTGCATCTGCATCAACAATCCAAAACATCTTAGTAAAGCATTTCTTTGCTGCTGCGATGTGTGCCTGATGTATTCCTTTAACACCGTGTACACGTTTAGCCATAGGAAATCGTGCCTTTAGTGCAGCGTAGTTTTCATCTGCACTCGGTTCTTGATAACTTATGAATACTATATCATACATACCTTATTATAACACCTTTTGAGTTAACTGTCTAGTATTTCCGTAATGAATTACTGTACAATTTTCATTTACATACGAGCGCCACGGATCTATTACAATGCTACCATTAGGAATAGTACAGTACAATTTGTCTACACTATTTTTTCCAGTATATTTGTATGTAGTGCTTGCACTGTGTGCTAACAAAAATACAGCAGGACCAGTTGGTATAAAGTTATTATTAGTTAGTGGATCTACATATACTGGCTCGTAACCGGCGTCTTTGCAATAATGTCCAATTAATAAACTATAACTGCCGTCACAATATTCTACATCTGGCTTATATGCTTTACCGTGTATTACAATTTGTAAACTATCTGCCTTTGCATGTTTTACAAGTTCTAATGCAATATTCTTTGCTTGAATTTCGCGAGCATACATAATAGCATCAAACATATCATAACCTAGATTTAATTCATTGGCCATATAACGTAATGCAATGTTATCACGTGGGTGACATCCGCCGCCGTCTCCCATGCCTGCTTTCATATACTGTGGGCCCATAATGCGCATCGTAGACTGTGCTAGAGCGCTTGTAACAACGTCTACGTTAATATTGCCCTGTTGCTGCGCTACATCCTGAATCATGTTTACAAGACCTATTTTAGCGCTAATAAACGTATTATAAAACACCTTGATGCATTCACATTCGTCCCATGTTCCAATTTCATAACGAGGGTTATTTTCCATAATCGTCTTATAAAACTCTACAAGCTGCTTTGCATCACCCGTAGCACTGCCGTCCTCTGTACCAATCATAACCATCTCTGGATTAACCATATCCCATGCTACACTGCCCATTGCAATCAAATAAGGATTATATACAAAGCGTGTATTAGGCACAAGATCAATAAACTGTTTGCGTGTTGTTCCAGGCAATACTGTACTAATCAGCACAAGTAATTGATCCTTTGTCATGTGCTTGTTTGCTTCCGCTAATACATCTTTTACAATATCGTAGTTAAAGTCTTTTGGTTCTAAATGTGCAGTAGGCGCTTTGCCATCATAGTCTAGATCGTGCGGAGTGGGCACTGCAATAAACACAATGTCTCTGCCTTGTACTGCACCCTGAATTGTCGGAAACATTTTTACTTGATAACTGCTACGCTTTACAACATCGTATCCCGTAACATCGTGTCCTTTTGAAGCAATTGCTTCTGCACAAGGCATTCCTAGTTTTCCTACTCCGATAAAACCTATTTTCATTTTACTTCTTTCTGATGTTTTTATAAATTATATTTGCAAAAGCTTCGTTGCTTATAGGACCATCGTGCGTGTTATCTCTTGCTCGATCAAGTCCTGGTAATTTTCCTAATTCTTTCACACCGTATTCTTGTTTTAATGACATTAAATCTTCGTCAATATNGTCTTGCCAACAGNTCATAAAAACTTCAATATTCTTTGCTTTACATAGTGAAAATACAGTTCTTATGCTCCACATAGTTTTGAACCACCATGTGTCTTCTAATAATGTCTGAACCTTAGCAAACTTTTTTCCAAGACCTGTATTTCCTGCAAAGGCCTCAAACCCGCCTGGCAAATAAAAGTCTATGACGCCTGTTTCTGGCGAAACTACTTGTCTGTGTGGATCGCTCATATACCAACAAAGTTTGTCTATCTGAAAATTATCTATAGCCCATGTAATATTTGCCATTTGTACATCTGGGCCTGATCCCGGAAATCCTAAATTTAAAAATGACCAAGATTTTCCTAGTTTTTCTGCTACTAGATAAGGATAAGTTTCATTATCACTTATACCTGTACCAAAAGTCATGCTGCATCCAGCAAATGCAATCAATTTTTCAGCTTTGTTGTAATTATTTCTTAAACCGAATTCGTTAGTCGAATATATAACTTCTTTACTATAAGTAGGAGAAACAAATTCAAATCTACTACACCTTGTTGCTACTTGATTAGGCTTATATCCTATAGGAAGTTTTTGACAATCGTCTTCGTATTTCAAATAATTGAGCATAAATTCTCCTAGGATAAATAAAGTGCGTATATTATATTTATATGACAGAATAAGTGAAATATCAATGTTTGAAAAAATAAAAGAGTTTGAGTATCAAATATCTAAATTTACCGGTGCACCATTTGTAGTAACAACAGATTGCTGCACACACGCCATTGAACTTTGTATGATTTTAGACAATGTCAAAGAATGTAGTTTTAGTGCTTTTACGTATCTTAGTATACTACAAACAATGCACAAACTAAAAATTGCCTATAAATTACTAGATGAAAAATGGACAGGCGAATATCATTTTCATAATACTAGGATCTGGGACAGTGCTAGACGCTTAGAACCAAATATGTACCGCAAAGGACAATTGCAGTGTTTGAGTTTCGGTTATACTAAACCTGTTGATATAGGTCGAGGCGGTGCAATACTATTAGATTCAAAAGAAGATTACGACACACTTAGAAAAATGCGTTATGATGGTCGTGATTTAGATATTAGTCCATGGATAGAACAAATAGAATTTAATATAGGTTATCACTATAAATTAAATCCTGAAGAATGTATTAAAGGTATTAAATATCTTGATCAGTATATTAAAGCCGGACGGTTTGATCCACTAAACGTAAGCTACCCAGATTGTCGACGAGTAAAGATAAAATGATAAATTCTCATAACGAATGGAATAAACTCGGAACTATTATAGTAGGCACAGCTACTAATGCACATTGGCCTACTCATTGTCCTGTATTTAGAACACAAGAAATAACTACAAAATGGAAAGAAACTCCTGTTCCTAAAGGATCTGTTGATCAATTAGTTATTAACGAAACAAACGAAGATCTTGATTATTTCGTATCTGTATTAGAAAATTTAGATGTTACTGTACATAGACCAAAAGATTTAGATTTTAAAGAATTTGACGGTATGTATAATTATTGCCCTAGAGACAGATTATTAGTAATAGGCGATAAAGTTATAGATGCTCCAATGGTTTATCCTACACGAACTAAAGAAATAGAAGCATTACAACATTTGATAGATTCAGATATAATAACTTGCGATGATCCCGAAGCAACTTTTGATGCTGCAAACATTTGCAGATTAGGTAAAGATCTTCTTTACTTAGTAAGTGAAAGCGGAAACATAAAGGGTGCAGAATGGTTACAAAAAACCTTAGGCAAAGATTACACTGTACATATTTTAGATAAACAGTATGCAGGTGTGCATATAGACAGCACTATAAGTCCAGTTCAAGACGGATTAGTTGTTTTAAATGGAGACAGAATAAACGAAAATAACTTACCCGAAATTTTTAAAAATTGGAATAAAATTTATATAAAGTCTGAGGACATTGTGCCACAAGGGTTTATAGATTATCCCTATGCAAGTAAATACATTGCACTAAATTTCTTAACTGTAAACCCAAATCTTGTTATTTGTGATCCTAATCAAAAAGTTTTGAGAGACAGTTTAGATAAAATGAATGTGGAAACAGTCGGTGTTGAGTTACGACACAGCAGAACNCTTGGCGGCGGGCATCATTGTGTAACATTAGATCTTGAAAGGTTATAAAATGTGGAGTATAGGTAAATTACCCAAAGGTATTATTACAAACGAATTT